CCTCTTTACACTCATTAAAACCACCATCAAAAACAAAACCTTGATTTATAGTCTTATTTGTAATAACAATTTTTTTAACTCCGTTCCATTTTTCTATACTAGCAGATAAACATACTCCATGTTGCATAACAGCAGAATAAATTTTATTATCTATTCTAGCTTGATTTAAAGGTATGATTAATATACCATCGTTTAAATCTACTGCTAAAGGTTGCCATGCATTAGTATAATCTTTCATAATCTCTTTAATATCTTTTGCATCCACTAAACTAATAAACAATAATAAAATTACAGCTAATCTTTTCATATAACACCCCAAATTTTTAAAATTATATCTAAAGTATATTGATTAATCTACCCCTTACCTGCGAAAATACAACATATTAAAATTTTTAAGGATTAAGATTTGCCACCAAAAGGGTTATTAGAAAATACAGCAAAAGCATATTTTGATTATGGGGTGCTTGGAATTACTGTTGTTGTTTTATTAATAGTTACAGGGCTTTTAGTTTGGTACATACTTAAAGATAAAAAGAGTGATAAAGAATTAGGGGAAGCAATTAAAAAAACTGCTGATAACCAAAAAGAATTTATCGTGATGTATCAAGAGAGCCAAAAACAACATAAAGAGATAGTTGCACTTTTAAATGAAACTTTGGAAGTTGAAAGAGCAAACACAAAAGAGTGCTACATCGGTGTAGCTAACAAAATGGATAAACTCCATAATAACTTAGAATTATTATTGCAGTTGCAAAAGAAGTAGTTTAATATGGATGCACAGTACGGAAAAATAACAGAGTTTAAATATGAACCTTTAGGAAGTGGTAAAAAACTTATTGCTAAGGTTGAAGTAGATAATCGTGTTACAAATTTCCTACCTGTTCAATGCAATGCATCTTCTTTTTTAGTGGAGCATTTACCAATAGCTATAAATGATTTAGTAATGGTTATTAATCCCTTTGGAAATAATGAAGATGGATATATTACTAGAAACTTACCTTATAAAGATATTCCACTTCCTACAAATGTTGATAAAGATACACATATAAAGGTTTTTAAAGATGGTACTAATTATGTACATAATGTTAAAGATAAAGAAATCAGTTGAAAAACTCCATGTACTCTAAATATTGAAACTACACAAAATATAAATATTAAAACATCAAAAAATATAAATGTTGATTGTAATACTGCAAATGTAAAAGCAAGTAAAGTAAATGTTGATTGTTCAGATGTTGATTTAGGTTTAGGTGGTACAGGTGTACAAACTGACGAAAGTATTTGTAATCTTACAGGTTTACCATGCAGTAATGGAAGTTCAACTATAAAGGCTACTTTATGAGTTCTATTTTAAAGTCTGAAATCAAAAAAGAACTTAAAGCAGTTGGATTTAAAGAAACTGATATGAATGATAAACTAGCAACTGCAATTGCAAAAGGTGTTCAGAACTATCTAAATGCAAATGTAGTAGCACCTGCAACAGGTGGAAAGTTGAGTGCTTCATAATGCAAATACTAAGCGATAATTCTCCTTTAGGACTTGATGGTTATGCAGTAAGTGTTGCAGATAGTTTTATTCATGCATTTACTACTAAAAAGGGAACTGTAATTGGGAATTATGATTATGGTACAGATGCACATAAACTTAAACATAGACCTTATAACAGTTCTTGGTTAATTGATTTTAAAAGATGTTGTAAAGATGCTTGTAAATGGGATAAAAGATTAGTGTTTAATGGTGTAACAATTGATGATACACAAGTAGGAGCAGGAAAGCTTTATTTTGATGTTCAGATAGGACAATATACACTAAAAGGGTTAATAAATGTATAGAGATTTAGAAAGCAAACTTTCTTCTTTACAAGAACCAACAGCAATTCAAAATAAAAGTTTTGATGATTTATTTAATGAAAATATTGCAACAGCAAAAGAGATTTTAAATAATGATGGTATTGAATGGCTACCACTTGAAAGTGATCCCTATACAAAAAATATAAGAGTTCTTACACTAAGACAGCTACATAACCAAACTGATAAAAACTTAACTGTAAAAAGTTTACTTCTAACAACTGCAACAGGTACAGATTTAGACAATTTAGGAGCAGGATTAAATATTTTTAGGGATGCAGGGGAATATCCTTATACAAACTTTGAATTTAGTTTATTGACTGTATCAAGTAATGATATTGTTATTCCTAAAGGACTTATATTAAATTCTGATGATGATAACTATAAAGCACTTACAAAAGAAGAAACAACGATTAAAGCAGGGGAATTAAAATCAACTGTAATAGTAGAACTATCTGAATATATAGAAGAAAGTGAAGTTAAAACAGAAAATTTAGTAACTGATTTAACTTATGCAATAGAGATTAAACAACTAGATATATTTAAAAATGGTTCTACTGCAGAAAATGATGAAAGATACAGATTAAGATTAATTGCATCTAAAGATAAATACAACACAGCAGGAAGTGATGGAGCTTATAAATTTTATACATATTCTGCTGATAGTAGAATAGATGATGTATCAATTCCTGCTGATAATGAACCTTTAGAAGTAAACATTTATATAGCTTCTTTTGATGGTATAGATGATGCCATGATAGATAGAGTTTATGAAAGTTGTAACGAACAATATACACGACCTTTAGGGGATGATTTAAGTGTTTATCCTGCACAGCTTATAGAATTAGATTTAACAGCAGATATTAAACTTTTAGACCTGTTAAAACAGGATGATATAGATACACAGATAAAAGCCAATTTTAAAAACTCTTTTTTTATAGGTCAGGACTTTATGAAACTAGACTTTTATAGAAAGTGTGGTGTAGATGGTGTTTATGATGTTAAATCTACTTTTGAAGATATAACAGTAAATGATAAACAAATTATAAAAATAAATAGTATCAACTTTAATTATACACAGGCTGAATTATGAGTTTATTACCAAATAATGAAACAAAAATAAGCCAAAATTTCGCACAGTTCATAGATGAAAAATCAAAGGTTGATTATTCAGATATTGGAATAGAGCCTTTAAGTTGTGATGCATCTTTACTTCCACATTTAGCACTTATAAAAGGTGCAAATATAAACGGAATGTTAGAAAGTGAAGCAAGACAATATTTAAACACATTTAGTAAAAAAGCTATTGGAACTATTGGAGCAGTTAAAGATGCAGTTGATGTTCACTTTAAGGATGCAGTAGTTATAGAATGGTATCAAGATAAAGAAAACTTAGCTAAAGGGATGTTTAGAATTGATGTAAATACTAAAACAGATAAAAATGTAATTTATGATGAAAGATTATTTTCTCTTTCTAACAGATTAATACAAAATTCAAAAAATGTAAGAAGTAAACTTGATAGTTTTAATATGAAATTACCTTTATTAACTGAAAATTTGTATGTTAAATCTAGTTCTATATCAACTATACAGTTAGCAAATAAAATTGATTTAAAAAATACAATAAATTTAAAAATAGGAGGTGCAGTAGTATGGACAATTTAATTGCTACAGTTACAGATGCAGGTGTCGAAATATTAAACAATGAATTATTTGACAGTATTAGAAAATTTAGTTTAGTAGATACAGAAGATGAAAGTTATTATACAGATGATATACATAGTTTGATGTTTGATGAGAATGGTGTTTTAACTGCAACTATAGTAATACCAAAAGAAGATAATTTTGATAGATGGAATAAATCGGTAGTTTTACAAACAGTTGATTTAGAGGTAGTTTGTATCATAGAAACACCACAAATTAAATTTTTATCAGGTATCGGTGGAGTACAAGAAGTTAAAATTTCAGTAAGTGGAACACCATCAGAAATTGTATTTAAAGCAGATGATTATGTAACTATGGGAGAGATTGATAATATCTTTGCAAAAAAAGATGCAGTTAATCCTTTTTTAGTACCAAAAGGTCTTATCTCCATGTGGAGTGGTTTAATATCGGCTATTCCTACTGGATGGTTTTTATGTAATGGAACTAATAACACACCTGATTTAAGAAATAGATTTATATATGGTGCAAGTGTAGATGCAGATGTGGGGGCAACTGGTGGTAGTAAAGATGCTGTAGTCGTTTCTCATAATCATGGTGCGAGTTCTAATAGTACTGGAAGCCATACACATACAGCAAACCATAGTCATACAGCATCATCTAATAGTACAGGTTCTCATACACATACTGCAAATCATAATCACAGTGCTAGTTCAAATACTACTGGAAATCATAGTCACAGTATTAATGCTACTACTTTTGCAGGATACGGTGGCGGTGGGCATGGTGGTTTGGCTTCAAGTACAACAATAGGAACTGCTGGGCTTATGAGTTCCGGAAATATTGCTAATAGTGCTGGAAATCACTCACATACAATCACAGTAAATACTAAAAACTTTAGTACTGGAAGTGCTGGAAGTCATGCCCATACAATCACAGTAAATACTAAAAACTTTAGTACTGGAAGTGCTGGAAATCACTCACATACAATCACAGTAAATAATAGCGGTGTTAGTGGGGTAGATAAAAACTTACCACCATACATGAAATTAGCATACATAATGAAAGGTTAAAAAATGCAAGAACAAATTTTAATAGATATAGATGATGGAAATGTAAATATAGAATCTGATTGTAGTCAAGATAGTTTAATGAGTGCTGTTATAGTTCTTACTGCTTCAATGAAAATCAATAGTAAAAATAGTTTAGATGAAATTATTGAGATTATAAAAAATGGTGCAAATGCTGTTATAGAAAACGAAAATTTAAAAATAAACAAAGAGGAGGAATAGATGAAATTTACAGATATTAAAAGTATGACATTTGTAAAGAATAATGTAAGTATAGATAGTAGAGATATAAAAATATCTATTCCATTAGATGAAAAAATATCGGCTGTTCAGTTTCATAATGGAAGAGATTTTTGCATAGAAGAACCTTTAATGAAAGAAGTACCTCTTACCAAATATCAATTTGTTTTAGATGAATTTGAGAAACAAAGAGATGTTTTAGATGCTCCACCTATAGAAAAAGAAAAAACAGAAAAAGAGATATTAGAAGAAAAATATCAAGCTATAGAAGATTTTATCTATTCAGAATACACACAAACAAAACAGGCACAGGATGCAGGTTGGGTTGCAAACTTTACAACTAAATTAGTTGCAGGGGGTGTTGAAAATTTAGATGAACAAATTGTTAATTTTACATTTCTTTTCTATGAGGGAAAAACTCTTGAAGAGATCTTAATAAATATAAATGATGCAGTTAAACCAATGTATGAAAAGTTGGTAAAAGTTGCAGTTAAAAATGAATGGGCTTATAACTGCATACAAGCAGGTAAAAAAGCAATAACAGATAATACAGAAGCAGTTTATCCTGCATTCCCTGTATTTGAATAAAAAGGAGATTAGGTTATGCCAGGAATAAAAGTATTAGATGTAAAAAATATTAGTCCTACCGCAGTAGTAATTACAAGTACAACAGTTATAGGAATTGTTGGGACTATTTGCTTTGCTAAAGCACTATTAGAACTAAATACAGAAATTGAAGCATTAGGAGATACTGCAGAAGATGTTGCAGAAAAAGTAATTTTAGAAGCAAAAGTAACTGCTATTAATGAAACTAAAGAAAAGTTACTTGATGTTTCAAAAGCAGGATTATTAAGATACTCAAATGCAGAAGAAGCATTAGAGGTTTTTGATGTTGTTCCAGGAACATTAAGAGAAGATTTATACGATATTTTTATGCAAAATGTAAAAAGTCCTATTGTTATTTCTGTTGTTCAATTAGAAGTAGAAGAATGTGAAAAAAGCCCTTTTACTTTTTATGATAATGCAGAAATTAAAACAGAAGTAATTGAAGCAATACAAAAATTAAAAATGGCAAAAACTGTTTTAGCTACAAAAGTAAGATTAACTATTGCTGGATGGTTTACTCACGATGATACAGTATTAGATGCATTAAATTCAACTATTACAGGAACTAAAACTATTGCAGTTTCTAATACAAGAACTACAAGTGTAGAAGATGCTTTATTATGGTTACAGCCACAAGCATCAATAAGAAATCTAGCAGTTCCATTTTATAGAAAAGTTTGGTCTACTTTTACAGATAGTTATATCTTAAAACCATATTCTGCAGTTATCGCTGGTCATATTGCATATTGGGATGCTAAACATGGAGAATTTGGAACTGCATTTGATCATGCAAATAGAGAAATTTATAACATGGGAGATTGTGAAGT